CCCTACACAAATGGATGAGTATGCTAAAAAAATGGGTATAATGAAAGGTGATGTAGATGATTATATGCTAGACTACGGCTCTACCCCCGAGGGCGGTGATTATTCAGATCTATTTGAAAGTTTTGTTGATTCTTTTTCACCAGCTGGTAATATCTTTAAAACAAAACAAAAAGCAAATATTCTTAAAAACGAAAAAATTCAAAAAGAAACATATAAGAGAGCGCAGACTAAAAGACAATTAGAGGACGACGAAATGAGATTTGAAGAACAATTTAGGGGTGGTAATATGCACGGTTATAGCCACGGAGGCCTTGCTCACGTAAAGGATAAAGTTGGAATGTTTTTTAATCCTCCAAAATACGAGGAACTTCCTGCACAAGCTAATAACTGGCTGGCACTACAAGGAAATGATCAATGGGAAGGTCTGTCAAAAGATCAATCAAGACATAAAAAAACTTTAAGTTTTGATAATCCAGAATCCGGCATAAGAGCATCAATTATCAGTTTAGCGTCGCGTGCAGCAAGAACAAATAACAGCCCTAAAATTAGTCTTAATCAAATATTTTTTGGCGAAAGCCCCTGGGCAGAGAATCAAGGAGCTTACAGAAAATACTTTAAAGATTTAGATATTCCTACTAATACAATTTATGATATGTCTAACCGCGAAAGTGTTAACTCTTTAGTTAACACACTTTCACGAATGGAAATGGGTAAAACAGATTATGAGTCTATGGATTCTGACCAAAGAAACCATATAATAAATAACGGAATTGATATGGCGTATGAAAGATTGATTGATCCAGACTACACTTATTCTTCCACGTATAAAAATAAATTTAATAATGGTGGATTAGCTAGAAGACCAGAAGCTCTACCTCCTTTAAGAGGACCAGATCCTATGGGCGATGCTTTAAATAAAGCAAGAAATAATCCTGGCGAATACATAGGCTCTAATTTTATTAGGAGTATGGCTAAAGGCGGATTACTTAAAAAAATTCCTAAAGTGTTAGGTAATTTAAGTAATTACAAAGCAAAAATACAGGGTGAGGTAGATCAAATGTACCAAGCACCAAAAGGACCTTATGGTATAATGGACGAAAATGGTTCAAGAGTATTACCTTCTGAATTTGGAACCGTAGAAGAAGCAAAAACTGCTCTAGATGAAGTTGCAAAATTAAGAACACAAGATGCATCAACCTTTAGAATATTTGGTGCACGTCCACCTAAGGATGCAGAAGGTGTGAGTGAAGGTGCACCAATAGTAGATATAGGCATGGTGGGTAAAAAACTACCACCAGAGGAATCAGGGGCTATGTTTTGGAACTCACGCGAGAAAATAATAAATGCACCCTCAGAAGCTATGCAAGGGCACCAATGGTTAGACTTTATGAAACGTGGTAAACACGGAATATTAAATCCTAGAGGATTACCTATTATTAAAGACCAGGAATTAAATGATACATCATTAGCGCCTTACTTATCACAAATGGGTAAACAAATTATATCTAAAGAAAAACTTGTAAAAGAGTTTGATGAAATGGCACCTACTTTTGATGTGACTGTTTTAGGAAAGGAAACTGGTTCGGAAATGTTTAGGAATGTTGCAAAAAAACTACAAAGAATAGACACACAAGCTTATCGTAATCCTCAAGTAAAAGGATTTTTTGATTATATGAAAGATGTTATTGAGCCTCTGCAAGGAGGAACCAAAGAAGAAAAAGTACTAATAGGAAATAAAATTAATCAAATGATTGAAAGAAACTTTGGTATTAAAAATGCTTTAGAAGATGGACTACCCCAAAGGTTCCCTTTTGAGGTAAAACAAATTATTCAACAACTATCCGCGGGCCTAGGAAAAAGAGCATCCGGATTTGATAAATACACAGGTCAACCTGTACATGAAGGGACACAAACCCTAGGAGGTGGTGATAATTACCGTGAATTTTTATTTACACACAAACCAGGCAAATTAAGATCAGCAGAACCAGGATATAAGTATGCCCACGATTTTAATCTTACTTCTTCCCAAAGAGAAGGAGGTGTAGTTCATACACGTGTATCTGATAGAACAGATCAGTTTGGCAGAAGAATATTACATATAGAAGAAATACAATCTGATATGCATCAAAAAATTAATATGGCCCAAAGAGCTCTTAAAAAACAAAATGCGGAATTTGAAAAGCAAGGTGTAACTCCAGAGCAAGCATACGAAAAAATGGGTACTAGGCAAAAAGAAGATTACCGGGATATGGTAAAGCAAAGTAAATATGCTCCACGGCAAGATCTTAAACTTGAAAAAGAAATAAATGCTAATGAGCAACAGATGCGTTTACTACAGGCAAAAATAGAAGATTTAGTAACAAAACCTCAAAATAAGTCTACCCAAACAAGATTAGTAAGACTTAATAAAGAAAGAGCTAAAATTAGAAAAATTTTAGAAGATGAAAAAACAAAATTAGCTGAGTCTACTAATACAAGCGGAATACCTGAAGGACCATTGAGAAAAACTGAAGATTATAATGAATTTGTTATAAAATACCTATTGCGTGTAGCAGAAGAAGGAGGTTATGATGGATTGTCGATTTCTACTCCAGCTATTAAAAATCTTAATCTTAGACCAGGTGGAAGAGACTTTATAGGCAACTTAACATCTTATGGCCCAGTTGCTAATGGAGCTATGAAAAAAGCAGCGAAAAAAAGTAATGCAAAACTTATGAAAACATCTATAGTGGATGATAATAAAAGGGGATGGGAGATTCCAATGATATTAATTAAAGGTGACAACGTTGCAAAAGAAACTATAAAGAAGGGAACACCCCTGTATAAAAAAGGTGGTTCAGTGAAAGGGAAGAAATAATGGCAGATGAATCAAAAAATAATATAGAAAGAGCCTTAGGTTCTTTAACTGATGCTCTAGAGATAGAGCCTACAGGACAAGAAATTCAATTAGAAGATGATGTAGTTGAAAAAAATGTAGAGATAATGGAGGACGGAGGTGCTCTTATAGGGGAACAATCTGGAGAAGAATTAGATACAGCCAACATACCCCATAATGCCAATTTAGCAGATTACATAGATGACACGGAATTAATGAGATTTTCCGGTGATCTAATAAACGATTTCGAAGCGGATAAAGATTCAAGGAAAGACTGGGAAGATTCCTATGTTAAAGGCCTTGATATGTTGGGATTCAAATATGAAAACCGAACGCAGCCCTTCGAAGGAGCGTCCGGGGTCGTACACCCCTTACTCGCAGAATCTGTAACACAGTTTCAGGCACAAGCGTATAAGGAACTTCTCCCCCCAAGCGGCCCCGTACGAACTCAAGTTATCGGACTCTCCACTCCAGAAGTACAAGACCAAGCAAAAAGAGTTCAGCAGTTTATGAACTACCAACTCACAGAAGTGATGCAAGAGTATGATCCAGATATGGATCAACTACTTTTTTATCTACCGTTGTCCGGCTCTGCATTTAAAAAGATTTATTATGACGCACTTTTAAAACGTGCGTGTGCTAAATTTATAACAGGAGAAGATCTAGTTATAAATTACATGGCTACAGATTTAGAAAACGCAGGAAGAATTACGCATGTTATTAAAACAAGTGGTAATGATATTCGAAAACAACAGCTACAAGGATTTTATAGAGACATTGCAATTACAACAGGACAGGTAGAAACTAGTGAAGTAAAAGAAAAAGTAGATACATTAGAAGGTCTTCAACGTGAATACGGGCAAGATGAAGATGAGCATACTCTTTTAGAAATGCACGTTAATTCTGATGTCCCTGGATTTGAGGATGAAACTGGGGTTAAGCTACCTTACATTATTACAATAGATCAATACTCTGGTGAAATACTATCCATAAGAAAAAATTGGAAAGAAAAAGACCCAGATTTTAGAAAAATATCTTATTTTGTACATTACAAATTTCTACCAGGACTAGGCTTTTATGGCTTTGGTTTAATACACATGCTTGGTGGATTATCAAGAACAGCAACAAGTGTTTTACGACAATTGATTGATGCAGGAACTTTAGCTAACTTACCAGCAGGATTTAAAGCACGTGGAATGCGTATTCGTGATGATGATACGCCATTACAGCCTGGCGAATTTAGAGATGTGGACGTGACAGGAGCTTCTATTAAAGAATCCCTTATGCCACTTCCTTATAAAGAACCTTCACAAACTTTATTTCAGTTGTTAGGATTTGCAGTTGATGCTGGAAAATCTTTCGCTGCTATCGCTGACATGAAAATGGGTGAAGGTAACCAACAAAACCCTGTAGGAACTACTCTAGCTTTATTAGAGCGTGGAACTAAAGTAATGAGCGCTATACATAAAAGGCTACATTACGCTCAGAAAATTGAATTTAAGCTACTTGCTAAAGTATTTCAATTGTATTTACCCCCAGAATATCCTTATCAAGTAGTTGGTGGGAACCAAATGATTAAGCAACAAGATTTTGATGATCGTGTTGATGTTATACCAGTTTCAGATCCAAACATATTTTCAATGGCACAACGAGTTACATTAGCGCAACAACAACTCCAATTAGCTACAGCCAACCCTGGATTACATAATATGAGGGAAGCTTACAGAAGAATGTATGATGCTATGGGAGTAGATAATGTAGATTCTATATTAAAGCCAGACCCAGAAATACCGCAACCAATGAGCCCCGCAACTGAAAATGCAGGAGCTATGAACAGCAAACCACCAAAAGCTTTTCCACCACAAGATCATCAGGCGCATATACAAGCACACGCAGAATTTATGTTTACAAGAATGGTTCAAATTAACCCCCAAATTTATTCACTTCTCCAATCACATATTTGTGAACATATATCATTAATGGCTGGCCTTATGGTTCAAGAAGAATTTAAACAGCAAGATGAGCAATTAAAGCAGGCAAAACAACAAGCACAGCAAAATCCTCAAATGGCTCAACAAGTAGAGCAACAAATGGAACAGCTAATTAATCAGAAGGCTGCTAAACAAGCACAAATTGAAGCTGAGATGACTAAAAAATTAGCCGCTGATGAAGAAGCTAGGATGAGTAAAGAAGCCCAAGATCCTCTTGTTAAACTTAAACAACAAGAATTAGATTTAAAGGCTATGGAAACTCAAATGAAAGTTCAAAAAGATATGATGGTAGAAGGACAAAAAATAGATATCGAAAGAGATAGACTAGAAACTGAAGCTACTATTGATGTAATGAAAATGGCTGCTGAAGTTAATAAAGAAGATTCAGATGAAGCTATGATCTTATTTAAAGAAAACATGATCAACTCTAGGGAAGCAATGAAATCAAAAGCAGATGAAAAAATAGCGAGGGCAAATGGACGATCAAAAACTAAAGGAGATTAAATACAAAGTAGGTAAGATAGCTTCCTCAATGAAAAAGATTGAAGATGCCGCTCACAGTGAGATAAAAAACCACGATGATTATCTACAGGTTTGTGGTGCTATGCTAGCTGTTTGTCGTAATATGTATGTAAGTGCTCTTGGAACTGAAGGAGCTGCTCATATGTTTGCTGCAGTTGCTGATACTTTTTTTGTACAAGAAGAGTTTATAAATGAGTTATATCCTTCTTACACAAAATCGACTA